GGAGGTGTTACCCTCCTCACAGTCCGATCCATTCACGTCTCATTCGACGTTTTTGGTAGGACATCCCTTAGTAGGAGCTTTTATCTGATGACACGGAAGCGCACAAACTCGTCTTATATGCCGCAAGGCACTAGGACAAGATATGGGTGGCCCGTGTCAAGCTACCTAGTTCCCAGCATGACAGAAACCTGCGAAGATGACACATCGCTAGGAGACTGCTTGCCTTTCAGTGTGGATCGTGTGACCCGCACTGGAGGAATTCTGGACAGTTACCATGACAATGGTTACTGGACAGCCACATTTCGCAACTACCCTGTAGATGCGTTAGTGGACGGACAACTAGGTCCTCAGATATCTTTTCCCGAAGAAAAGCCTGACGCGTACTACGCGACTCAGGCGGTTGCCAGAACGAATCCTTCCCGTCCTTACGTGGACGTTCCGGTTTCTATTCTGGAACTAGCGGATATTACCCAACTGCTCAAGAAAGAAGGTGAAAACCTAATTCAAGGGCTAGGAGGGTATAATCTGAAAGTCCAATTTGGGGTAGCACCCCTTGTGTCGGACCTACTTAAGCTGACCGAGTTCCATGACCAAGTCGCAAGACGAGTCAAGGAAATCAACAAGCTCAAAAGCGCTAGAGGTCTTCGGAGAACAATAGTGTTGGACGACATGCAGAGGAGTGATATCCTCAATGTCGTGTGGCAGTCTCAGGATGCGTTCATTCAAACGAACACTGAGAGGGGCGCCACTAGGAATATTAAGGCCCATGTTAGGTGGTTACCTGACGTGGATCTTTCTAAATTCCCGGACCAATCACTAACGGCTTTAGCCAAGCGTGCCGTAACAGGCATGACCCTCGATTTCTCCACCCTATGGGAGGCGATGCCGTGGTCTTGGCTAATAGACTGGGGTGTAAACATTGGTGACTTCCTTAAGTCCCAACGTAACATCATCCCAGCGACGTGCACGAGCGTTACGCTCATGAAGCACACCGTGTCAGTAATACCAATTCCTGACATGGACTATGCTGGACTCCACAAACTGTATGGAGGACAGGTAGTCTATGAAAACAAGAGGAGGTATTCCTGGCCTGTTGTTCCTACAGCTCATCTGCCGTTCTTATCGGCAAATCAAATGGGCATAGTTGCTTCGTTAGCAGTAACGAGGCGCTGAGCCTTGTACTATTAACCACAAGCAACTAACACAGGAGTAAAACATGTTCGCAGATCCATCAGTCGTCACCATCAATGCGGTGGCCAAAAATCTCGTTCGTATCAACCAAGACAAGTACTCTTCGGAGTACGTGCTGCGGTCTGCTACGGATGAGTATCGGCTGAACATCCGGAATTCCTCGTATACTGATAAGAAGCGGGGCGTGACGATTGATCGTCACAACGCCGAACTTATCCATACGGTCTTTCCGGTGTCGCCCAGCACTCTTTCGACTGTTCGAAAGGTTTACACCGTGATCGAGAACCAGAGGGGTGATACCCTCGTGGATCCTCGGAACACGGCGCTGGGACTATTTGCGTTCTTGACGAGCGCAAACATCGACAAGTTGATGAATTTCGAGTCGTAATATGCTCTCCCCAGTGATGGGGGGGGCAGATGGGGGGACAGGCCTATCGAAAGGTAGGTCTGTTCGCCCTTTTACGATAAGAACTCGAAATGCGATTGAGCAATCTGTGGCTTGGATCTAAACCAACATCCGAAAGGAAGTTGCTGAGATGAAAAGCCAAGTTAATGCTCTACTCCAGGTCGAGCGAGGCGTCTGTAAAGACGTGCTCGCTGTGTACCCGCTACTTAAGGATAGTCTTTCCAAAGATATGGAACGGCTCACCCTTAATTGTCAAAGTAGAGGTCTAACAGTTTTCACGTTAGATCTCCCTGCACTCGAGGCCCAGCTACTTGCTGGACTTGAGAGTGGGCGCCTGTCGTTGGAAGGACCGTACTCAACGGCCGTATCTTCCAAGATCAGAGTTCCACGATTGTTCTGTGGGCTCTGGTTGCGCATCTTCGACAAGAGTGGCTGTCTAAAGCCTGAGGTAGATGTCAACGCTCTATTCTTCCTTCGCCAGTTACTGGTGTTGGGTAAGAGGATAGAGTTGGAATGCTCAGACGATCGCATCGAAGCGAAAGTAGGAGAGTACCATGACATCGAACGGAAACTTCGCAAGCCCAGTTTCACCTGGGATTGTGACTCCTTCCGCCTCAACCAGTCCGGAAGCAACGGTCCTTCTTGCGAGGGACAACTACCTTCCGGAGATCGCGGTCATCACGGTCGCGATTTGTATGATCATGGTGATCTTTTTGATCCTGTTCCCGAAGAAACATACTTCGGAATAGGTCATGGGATCGCCGCCGACCATGCAGCGGTTGAGGATAGGCGCCTGCCTTTTGACCTTATGTCTATCCATCTTGGAGAGGCATTTGGTTATTTCCATCATGCTACTACAGGTACTCTTGGTCTGCATCCCGCAAGGGAAAAGACTTTAGAGGACCAGGTGGTACGTGACGGAGACAGGCTCCTTCTCAGCCAAATCCAACGAGTTGCGGATTTGGTTTTCGGAACCTTTGACGTCTTTGAACCAGTGGCCTATTCAGCCGCTATGGAACTGGACGCTCGGGGAACCGGCTTTAGACATGGACCCGGTGCAGTGGCGGAACAGCTAAAGAATTGGGAGAAGTCCCAATTCCCGAACTGGCCGCAAAAGCTGCAGAATACTTTCCCTTATGAACTCTGCGGCAAAACCGCAGGGGACGTTCGGGACCGTCCTCTCAACCATGAGAAGGCGGCACGTCTGATATGTGTACCAAAGACCGCAAAAGGTCCGAGGTTGATAGCAGCGGAGCCGACAGCACATCAGTACTGTCAGCAACTCTTGCTTAGGTTCCTTTTTGATCAGTCAAGAAGCCACCCTATAGTTGGGGGCATGATTGATTTTAAGGACCAAAACAAATCAGGCGCGTTGGTTCTGCAAGCCTCTCTGGATCGGAATCTAGCGACGGTCGACTTGTCCGACGCTAGTGACCGATTGTCGTGTTGGACCGTGGAACGGATGATGAGGACTAATCCTCCTTTGTTATCCGCTCTGCACGCCGCACGGACGAGGTATGTCTGGGATGGAATTTCCCGACATAAGAGCTTCCTGTCACTACGGAAGTTCGCCTCGCAAGGCACTGCAACGACTTTCCCGGTGATGAGTCTAGTCATGCTCTGTATAGCTCTTGGCGCTAGCCTTGAGCCATTAGAGAGTGTGACCATGACAAGACTTCGGGAATTTCGTAACCAGGTACGCGTATTCGGCGATGATATTATTTTGCCGAAACGCGGGTATGCGCGACTCGTGAGGGCCATGGAACTACTGGAGTTGAAAGTTAATCTAGCCAAAAGCTATGTTAACGGACACTTCCGTGAGTCCTGTGGCACTGATGGCTATATGGGGCATTGTGTTACCCCAGTTAAGCCACGAACACTGGTCGCCGGCAGTCCGGCGTCTAGCCAGGCTGTAGTAGACACATCAAACAATCTTTACAGTAAAGGACTGTTCAATGCTTCACTATCAGCCCAAGACCTACTCCCTCCTTCGGTATTGCACCGACTCAGGATCGTGGTCCGCAAGACGCTGGCTTCTCAGGTCTCCTCTCCTACTGTGGAGGCGATGAACGCCATCTGCGAAGCAGATGGAATCCTCGCTTACATAGGGACGAGGTATGGGTGTGGTCTTGTAAAAGCCACGTCCAAAGATCTGAGAGAGGCGGGTTTGACGCGTTGTTGGACTTCTTTACCAGAAGCCACAATCCTGGCAACCCTAGGGTTGTCTCGGAGTACGTCAATCGCCAGAGCTCGAAAGCTCGAGCTCTATGGGAGCCCCAGAACACTGATGCTCTGCAACCTTATCGAAAGGTGTGAAGATGGTACGCTAACTTGGCGGGATCTGAACGATCTCGCTGACGCAGCGTATTCCCGTGGAC